TGTCGAGGCAAAAGTGAAAACCGGCGCAAACACCTGGAAAAGTATAACAGAAATGTATTTTAAATTTAATGATGGCAGTAGCGATGGAGTTTGGAAAAGGATAACAGGTGCGTATGTGAAAACAGGTGTAAGCACATGGAAAGCAATGTTTGGCACAATAGGAGGACATGATGGTTCAGGGTTCCAACAAACGTCAACAGGATTCGGTGGAGCAGGATCATCAGATGCATTGGATTCATCAGGTGGAGCAGGATCATCAGGATCATCAGGATCTGGTGGCGGCGGCGGCGGAGGTCGTGTAATTTGCACTTGGCTGATGTATAAAGATATGTTCAGTGCTGAAGACTTAAAAATTGATACAGAGTTTTCTGTAAAATATTTGCCGAGAACTCTAAAGATTGGTTATTGGTACTGGGCAGTGCCATTAGTATCATACATGGACAAAGCACACAAGGAAAATACAAAATTTGGTAGATTAGTTATAGCAGTTATTAGAACTCTAGCACAGGCAAGAGCAAACGAGTTGGCATACAAAATGGGCCATCGTAAAAAAGGAGATATTTTAGGTAAATTTACAAGATTCTTGGGAGAAGGTTTCTGTTTTGCAGTTGGATTAGTAGTAAAACCTTTTGTTGAGAAAAGATTTGGTCATTGGTTAGAAATCTATGATCCAGACATTAATTAAGAAGTAAATACGTTAAAGGATAGGAAAAATGGCAACAAAACAAGAAGTCGCAGATTATATCAACGCAAACGCGGAGACTGTTTTAACAGCAGAAGAGATAGCAAAAGTTGATGCTAAAATGAATCCAGAAGTGGCAGAGATATTAATCAAGTTACTAGGTGACGTTAGTTTTTTAGTACAAGTGCGAGACAACGGAAGTAATTAAAAATGGCATATACCATTAACAACACTTTAGGCACAACCTTGGTGACATTGAAAGATGGAACCATAGATACAGCCACAACTGATCTTTCATTATTCGGAAAAGGTTATCCGGGTTTTGGTGAAAGAATGAATGAGAACTTTATTTCTCTTTTAGAAAATTTTGCCAGCACCACATCACCGGATAATAAAATTAGGGGACAGTTATGGTACGATGCAACCAATAATCAAATAAATGTTTACACAGGATCTAAATGGAAGCCAGTTGGATCTACAACAAACAGTGCAACTGCACCTACAAACGCAGTGCAAGGTGACCAATGGTATGACACAGTCAATAATCAGTTATATGTTCACAACGGAACATCCTTTACGTTAATAGGTCCTACATCAGTAGCAGGCTCAGGTGTTACAGCCATGGTTCCTGAAACAATTACTTCAACTTTAGGTGTTGAAAAGCAAATTTTAAAAGGTGTCGCAGGAGATTCTGTTGTGTATGTTGTGTCAGCAGAAGAGTTTACTCCAACATCAACAGCAGGCACTACAGGTGCTGATCTTATAGCGGCAGGTTTTGCAACAGTCAAAAAAGGTATCACACTATCCACTAGTATTTCAGACAACAAATTTTTTGGCACTGCTAACACTTCAGATAATTTAACAGTTGGTGGATCATTAGTGCCAGCGGCAAATTTTTTAAGGGCAGACGAAAGTGATACAATGGCAGGAACACTTACAGCAACAGCAGTCAATACAAATGCTTCTGCTCCACCAGGAGGTACATTAACGGTCTCGGGTAACCTAACTGTTACTGGTACACTATCGGCAACTGAAACGGTATCAACATCTGTTAGTTCATTAATAGTTGAAGATAACCTTGTGGTTCTTAACAGTACCACATCTGGTTTGTTGCCGTCAGGACAGGTTAATTTTGCAGGACTACAAGTAAACAGAGGGGCATCATCAGGTGGTGCAGGTCCATCTTCAACTCTAGTGCAAGATGCTTTTTGGGTATTTGACGAAACGTTTGGTGACGACGGAACAACAACTTTTGGTAATGCAGGCGGTGCCTGGACAGCGTTTAGATCGGCAAATGCACTCAATGACAAATCATTGGTTGATATTAGAGCCAATGTATTTCATGGAACTGCAACACAGGCCAACTACGCTGACTTGGCAGAGAAATATTCATCGGATAAAGAATATCCCACTGGCACTATTGTATGTGTAGGTGGAGATCAAGAAGTCACAGCCACAAAGGCAGATAGTATACCAATAGGTGTTGTATCTGAAAATCCAGCCTATCTCATGAATGCAGAGGGCGAAGGATTGATTATAGGGTTGAAAGGTAAGGTACCTATACGAGTAAACGGACCAGTTAATAAGGGAGACGTGATTTATGTTACAAATTCGGCAGGAATTGGTAGTAGAATTGCCGAAGATGGTGCACATATGGTAGGAATAGCATTGGACAGTCACGGTTTTGACGCAGAAAAATTGGTTAATTGTGTGTTAAAAGTATAGGATATAAATAAATACGATAGTTAAAACATTAATGTTTACAAAAGAGGATTTAATATGTCAGTAGTAACAGCAACAAGATACAACGCAATGCAAACCAAGATTGCCGCTGTACTGGGGACTGGTTCGGGAGATAAAGGTTATGGCCAATCTGTAACTTCTGTGCCATTATCAGTGGGCGACAAGGTTCAGGCAACGCATTTACAAGCACTATTCACAGATATAAACAAGTGTATATTGCACCAAACAGGATCAGCAACTTCAAACATAGCATCACAATCAGTAGGTGACATTGTAAAAGAAAACGATGCAACATCTAAAAAAGGTTGGATACAATTTGAAACTGAAGCAACAACGGCAGAAACAAATAGATTGAACAACAGTTCAGGAAACTTCACTGCCGCAGACAAACTTACAATACAGAGAACAAGTGCATGGGGAGGATCTCCGGATTCCATCAATGCAACGTTCACAGTAGTATTTGCATCAGCAGATATTAAAAGAAACTATTTCAACGCAGGTGGTGAAGTAAGAATTACTTTATCTCTATCAGGTGGTTCAGGTTCAAAAGGAACTTCATGGACAAACTTGTTTACCGCGGCAGGAACAATCAAGTTCGGAAGAACTGCAACAACAAGAACTGGTAGTGCAGGTGATACAACTTCAATTGGTAATGTCGACATGACAGGTTCTCACCAACAAATTTTCCAACATGACGTTGGATCAGGCGTGTACGGAGAAAACGACTTTAACATCACAGCAAGAGACAACAACACTACTACACTAGAATTCATCATCACTGTAAACGATGATGACGCAGGTGACCAAACAGGTACAGGTGGTCCAGTTGACGAAAACGTTGGTGGTACTTTAACAGCCACTATCGCAGAGTTCAGACCAACTAACGCAAGTGCGGTGACACTGGCAAGTCCGACATTTACTACTACAGACGGATTTCAATAATCTCTAATAAACAGGGTTAACAAAAGCATATTTTTGTTGACCTACGGCCGTAAGATAAGTATAATATTATTATGGATACAAGACTTAACGAAGCCTTGGAATTTACGGATTTTTCAGTTGCATTTGCTGATAGAAAACGTCTGCTCAAGCAAAAATTCCAGACTGCAACAATACATTACCACAATGGTGGAAAGTTCACCATTACCAGAGAACTTCTTAACTTTGTAGACAACATGGTCAACAAAGATATTGACTATGCAAAGACAAGTTCAATCCTCATAGACGACGCAGACAATCCCATCGAGATAGAAAACATAAAATCTTTTGCAGAAACAATAAATGACGTGTACTTCAAAGCCTTGAATGAATACCATACAGAACTGCAAAAAGCAAGAAAAGAACGAGATGCAAAAGGGTTGTTATGAAATCACGTGGAGTAGTTCTATTCGCTCACAACAATGAACTAATAAATTATGTTCGCCAGGCAGTGTTCTGTGCAAAACAGATCACCATGCATTTGAAACTTCCTGTCACTTTGGTGTCAAGCACTGTTGATGACGTATCAATAGAAGATCACGCAGTCTTTGATAAAATTATAACAGTAGAAAAACAATCAACACGCAACAACAAAACATACAGAGATGCCAGGAACAAAAGGGTGCAGGGTTCATGGTACAATGGTGACAGATCAAGCGTCTATGACCTCACACCTTATGAAGAAACAATAGTCATGGACACAGATTACATAATAAACAACGCTCAATTGCTAGATTGTTTCAATATAGATTGTAGTCTGCAGATATGGAAGGGTGGAACCTACATCAACAGTATGGCAAAGTTCTGGAGAATCGCAAACGTAAGCGATCCTTCAATCGAAATGTACTGGGCAACTGTGTTTTACTTCAAAAAAAATGAAAGAACAAGGAGATTTTTCAATCTCGTAAAGCACATCAAGGACAACTGGACCTATTACAGGTATGTTTATCATATTCAACCAACAAACTTCAGGAACGACTTCGCATTTAGCATAGCGATTCATATCATGAATGGTTTTTCGTCGGAGGCAGAGTGGCCTCAGCCGTTGCCTGGAGAACTGTATTACAGTTTTGACCGCGATCAGTTGCTAGACTTCAAAGACAACAAATTCACAGTGCTGTTGGTCGATCCAAAAAGACAAAAAAACACAGTTACCACTCTTCCTGGGGAAAGTTTACACGTAATGAACAAGATAAGTTTAGAAAAATATTTAGATGGGATAGAATAATGTCAAGGGGAATATTGTTGTACGCAAATAACAACGAAAAATGCGATTATCTAAAACAAGCATACGCACTTGCACTATCTATAAAAATTAAAAACGCAAATGAAAAAATTGCTTTAGCCACATCTGCAGATGTGTCCTACGATGTTTTTGATAAAATTATAAAAATTCAACACAACGATAAACTTACAATGCTACATCCAGAGAATCGTACTCAATTTTATGACATATCTCCTTACGATGAAACCATTGTTATGGACGTTGATATGCTTGTGGCTACTGATTTAGAAAATTATTGGAAATTTCTCAATAAATTTGATTTGTATTTTACTTCGAATGCATTTACATATAGGAATAAAGTAGTTACAAATAATTTTTATCGTAAAACTTTTGTTCTAAACAAACTTCCAAATGTGTATAATGCATTTTATTATTTTAAAAAAACAAAAGAAAATTGGCAGTTTTTCAACTTACAAAACGAAATAATAAAATATTGGAAAGACTATTATAAAAGATACACGCCAAAAAGAACACAGCAATGGCCAAGCATGGACGTTACATCTGCTATTGCTTTAAAGGTTCTAGGTCTCGAAGATTATGCCGTTCATAATCAAGACACTATTCCTGTTGTTCATTTAAAACCAAAGATACAAGGTTTTGTAAATCCACCAAAACTTTGTAGTGATATCTTTAACACTTACGTAGATCAAAAAGGAGACATATATGTTGCTAATTTTAAACAACACGGCATTGTGCATTATGTAGAACCTCAAATGTTAACAGAAAATAATATTAATATGCTTGAGAAAATATACGAGGAGCAAAACTAATGGCAGAATTTTTTTTAACTTTTGACAAAGATACTGGAACGATACTTTCCGTAGGCAGAGAACATGGTGACAATTTTATTCAAATCGCAGAACGTCAGGCTATTGAATTTCTTAATTTAGAAAAGAACACAATTGATTATCATGTCGTATGGAAAAATAAAAAACATACACTAGAAGAAAAAGCAAAAGTTCAGGTCAGTGAAAGTATAGTGGCAACGAACGATCATTATCAAATTCCGGAAAATAATAAGGATTGTAACCTAATTTTCACACAAGACGAAAAAAATAATAAATGGATTATTACTGCAAATGATGACTTTATTACTGAAGTGACGAAATCCCCGGGATTATTTCAGAACATCTTTGTAACTGCACAAAATAATCCAAATATTTACTATGGATCAATAAGGGTTGATTTTGATTTCTTGAAAAATAAAAAAGAACTAGTTATCGAAAGCATGGCTGGAAAAAATTGCAGTCTTTATTGTAAAAATGTATATAACAATTATCAACACGTGAGGATGTAAATGCAAAATTTTAAGGTCAAGGATTGCGATATTTTTTATTTGAGTTATGATGAGCCAAATGCAGAAAAAAATTATCATGACATATATCAAAAAGTTCCATGGGTAAAAAGAGTTCACGGTGTAAAAGGCTCAGATGCCGCTCACAAAGCCTGTGCAGAAAGATCAGATAAAGAAAGATTTATAACGGTAGATGGAGATAACATAATAAATGAAAAGTTTATTGATGTATCTGTACCGTTTGATGATGATATTAATCTAGCAAATTGCGTAATAAGTTGGTGTGGATATAATGTTGTAAATGGATTGATATACGGCAATGGTGGACTTAAATGTTGGCCAAAAGAATATGTTCTTAATATGAAGACTCACGAAAACGCTGATCCAGAAGACGTTGCGTCTCAAATAGATTTTTGTTGGGACATAAGATATCTACAAATGAACCACACTTACAGTGATGTATACAACAATCACACACCAGGGCAAGCCTGGAGAGCAGGTTTCAGAGAGGGAGTGAAAATGAGTCTTGATAGAGGTGCTAGAGTACCTATAGAAGAATTTAAAAAGAATCATTGGAAAAATTTAAATCGAATGTATATTTGGCAAATGGTCGGCGCAGATGTTGAAAATGGCATATGGGCAGTGTACGGCGCAAGGCAAGGCACTTATATGACAATGTGTACTGATTGGGATATTGTGCATACAAGAGATTTTGAATATCTAAATGAGATGTGGCGAGATATTGAAAGCAAAATTTCGTTAAATAACATTGAGGAAGAGATAATAAAGTTGGGTAACGACCTAATTGGAGAGTTAGATATTCCTATATCGCCAAAACCGTTGGATCCCCAGCAAAGTTCATTTTTTAAGAAAGTTTACAAAAATCCTTCCAGGGGAGTTGAGAGTTTTATCTCAAAAGAGTAATGGATAAAAAAGTTGTTTGTGCGATACCATGGATGCATTTGGCATTCGAACCTAGCGGCAAAGTAATACCTTGTTGTTTAACATCAACATTTGATTACTTTTCGGGCGATCTAAAAACACAATCATTACCAGAAATTTGGAATAGTAAAAATCAACGTGACTTACGTTTGCAAATGATGAAAGGTGAAAAACCCGAAATTTGTAAAAAGTGCTACAAACAAGAAGACGCCACAGGACAGTCCGGACGGACACATCACAACAAACAAAACGAAGATTTAATAAAATCAATTCCGCAAATAACTGAAAAAAACGGTGCAGTGCCTGACATGAAATTGCGTTATTGGGATTTTAGATTTAGCAACTTATGTAATTTTAAATGTAGATCATGTGGCCCGAGATATAGTTCTTCTTGGGTGCCTGATGCAAAAAAAATGGGTTGGATCACTGAACACGCAGAAAAAAAAGTTTTGAACATTGACGAAACAACCTTTCCTTCAAAACTTGATTTTCTCGAAGAGCAAGTAAAATACGTTAAAAGAATTTATTTTGCAGGCGGCGAACCGTTAATGATGCCAGAACATTGGAAAGTTCTTGAAATGTTAGATGCTCATAAGAAATATGATGTGCGTATTGATTACAATACAAATATTTCTAAATTAGATTATGCGGGTAAAAATGTAATTGATTATTGGAAAAAATGGGATACACACAACGGACCAAGAATAAATGTTTGGCCCAGTATCGATGAAATAGGACCACGTGCCGAAGTAATTCGTTCAGGCACAGTATGGTCACGTGTAGAGGCAAATTTGAAAACACTTGCAGGTTTAAAAAAACATATTGCTATAGAACCATCAATCACAGTAGGAGCAATGAACGTATTCAGATTGCCGGAAATTATTAATCATTTGACTGAACTTGGTGTTATTGGTGAGCACCCTTATCAAAGTTATGCAAACTTTTATTTAAATTTATTGGAATGGCCATCACATTTCCATATGCACATCTTAAGTAATAAATTTAGAGCACAAATAAAAGAAAAATTAAAGAAATTTGTTAGCGAATATAATAAGAAATGGGATACAGATATAGGTCCTAGATTCGATCAAATATTTGTAGAACTAGATAGATCACACAACGTGAAACAGGCGAGACTTTTTCTAGAAAAGACTAATCAATTAGACACAATAAGAGACGAGTGGACTTTTAAAACTATTCCAGAGATGGAAGATGTGAGAAGATTTTACCCAGGTATCTATAAAAGGTCAGAGATGATAGAAATTAAGCAGGCCAAACCTGCATTTTACTTAACATGGGTCATTAATAATATTTGTACAAACAAATGCAGTTATTGTCCACCTAGTCTCCATAACGGAAAAAATCATCACTATGATTGGAATCAGGCCAAAAAATTTATTAACAACTTATTTGCAAAACATAAAAGCATACATTGTTCTATCGCAGGCGGTGAGCCGTCGGTAAGTCCATTTTTTCCTGAACTTGTAAAAATGTTCCACGATAAAGGACACACTGTTGGAGTCACAACTAATCTTGCAAAGAGTATTAGATATTGGAAAGAAGTATCACCATATCTAACTTACATATCTTCAAGTTATCATCCTAGTTTCGAAGACAAAGAATTTTTAAAAAAAGTTTTGGTATGTGCAAGAAGCACTAAAACTTATGTTAGAGTAATGATGGATACAAGACATTGGGACAAGGCAGTTGATATGTACGAAACTTGTAAAGAATTAAAATATGTGACAACAGAGCCGGTAAAAATATTAGATTGGAATGAAGGTGATTTTACAGGATGTGATTACAACAAAGAACAACTGGAATGGTTCGAGAAAAATTCAAAAATTAATGGCGAATTCAAAGAAGCGATCTATAGAAAAAACAACATAGGTGGCCATTTTTATTATTCAGATGGTACAATAGATGAATATGGTGATGCAAACGAACTTGTTAATAAAGGGAAAAATGATTTTAGAGGTTGGTCTTGCGACATAGGATTGAAAAGTTTATTTGTAGATTACAATGGAAGCATAAGGAAAGCAAACTGTAGACAGGGAGACATAGTAGGTTATCTGCAAAAACAAGATGACATTGTTTGGCCAAAGCAACCTGAGATATGTTCGATTAAAAGATGCCATTGTTCAACAGACGTATATGTAGACAAAAGGAAACCAAAATATGGACAGTAAAACTTTTTTCATACAAGGATGTAGCCATTGTAGTGGTGCAGAATTACCTGGAGATACAGGCCATGGTTTAGTATACGATAAAAGTTGGCCAAATAAAGTAGCCACAAATTTAAATGCAGGAGAAATCGTAAATCGTGCTTCACCCGGCAGTTCAAATGACTGGATTATTGAGGATACAATAAATTATGTTCTTGATAATAAAGATAAAGATATTTTTGTATTACTTGGGTTCACAGGATCAGATAGAATATATTTAAAACATCTGGCGTATCAAAATTCAAAACCATATGGAAGGGCAATTTTAACGCCTGGAATAATCGACGACAAAAAATTCCAGGATGAAAACTTACTTACAGAACATCATGATATGTATAAAAGTTTACTCCAGACAGACTGGGGCACATGGCACCAAATACAACTTAGATTTTTTCGACAAGTAAATTATATTCAAACTTTTTTACAAGATAATAATATTCCTCATTTGTTCGTAACAACAATATTTCCACTAGATGCTAGGTATAAAAAATTTGGTGAATTTAAATGGCTGTATGATAAAATGGATAAGAAAAATTTATATGGGGATTTTACCAAAGACACTTGTTACTACGAAATACTTAAAGATAAGTTTAAGGTAAACGAAATGTTTCATATAGGACAAGAAGGACAAGATCATTTCGCAAATTTAATTACGGAGTATATAACAACAAATGATTTACTACACTAAAAATCTTGAAAATTATTTAAGGGATGGATGGAAAACATATCCCAAGGAGTATCGTGAATTAAATGAAGAAATAAAATTTCCGTTTGTGGAATATTTTACACCTAGTCTCACAATTCCCGATCAAAATTTTATATGGTTTTTTGAATTAAGACACCCGTTTATTTTGAAAAATTTAGACAAGTATGTTTTCCCACCAGAAATAGTAGATGCAATTAAGAAAAAAACCTGTAAGATATTAGTGCTAGGTTGGATGGAAAATTGGGGCATAAAAGAATTCAAAATTTTATTCGAATATTTTAGTAAACAGATACCAGATCTTGAATACAATGATTTTATATATGCAACTGCCAGTGCAGAAGATTACAGTGATGAAAATTTTAATCATTTCTATGCTAACAGGATGGAAAGACAATGGCATGAAATTTTTTATCCTAAAATTGCCAGAAAAGCAAAGAAAATTAAAAAAATAAAAGATTTTATTTGTCTTAATCGTAGACCTGCATGGCATAGATTTTTGACAGTCTCATTGCTCTGGGAATGGAGGCGTTTAGGTTACATCAGTCATCTCGCTAAAGATTCAAAACTAAATGATGATTACTATGGTACGGAAACAGCAGAAAATCATTACACAAAAGCATTTGATGTGTTTAAATCATGCGATCCGTTCCCTCATACGATTAGCAAAAAATTCACACGACAAGTTGAAAAAGCATTGCCTATGATTTTAAAACAAGATAGACATAAAATACTAGAAGGAGCAAATCCAAACAAAGACACAGATGCACCAAAATATCTTGAATCATGGATCCATATTGTCACAGAAACAAGAATGGAAACGCACACGGAAATGGACGGCCTGGTAGATAGATTCGTAAGTGAAAAAACTTTTAAACCCATGTTTTACAAGCAACCTTTTATAATTGTAGGACAATACAAGATACTAGAATCACTGCGTAAATGGGGATATAAAACTTATGATACTTTCTTTAATGAAGATTATGATAACACTAAAAATGGTTACTTCCGTACACAAAAAGCGATACAAAATATGCAAAGGTGGTTGAGTCTCACGCCGGCGGGCAAGGAAGCAATGTACAAAGAACATGAACACGTGTTTGAACATAACTTTAATCATCTAATGAAAAGAGGAAAAGAACTAGAAAAGAATTTACACGAGCACATACAAGGAGTTTTCAAATGAAAGTTTCATTTATAGGACTAGGTAAACTTGGTATGCCTTGTGCAGAAACTATTGCAAAAAGAGGTGGGAACACTGTAAATGGGTACGACATCGTAGATAAGAAAAGTAAGTTTGTAAAAATTAGGAATAATTTAGCAGATGCAGTCAAAGGATCCGAGATAGTTTTTGTGGCAACACCAACTCCACACGACAATGATTATGGAGGAGAAAAACCTGTAAGTCATTTAGAGCCTAAAGACTTTGATTACAGCAGTGTCATAGAAGTTCTAAAACAATGTAATGATGTTATGAATAAAAAACAATTACTTGTATTAGTTTCTACAGTGTTACCAGGAACAACTAGAAAGCATTTCGCCCCACTTGTCACAAAAACAAATTTTGTTTACAATCCTTACCTAATTGCAATGGGCACAGTGAAGGAAGACTTTTTGAATCCAGAAATGATAATGATAGGAACTGAAAAGGGCGGAAAGTCAAGACAGGCTTTAATATTAACAGAATTTTATAAAAATGTTCTAGGACATGAACCAAGGACAGAATATTGTACCTGGGACGAGTGTGAGGCAATCAAAATTTTTTATAATACCTTTATAAGCACCAAAATTGCTTTGGTAAACATGATACAAGATGTTGCCGTAAAAAATGGAAATATTAATGTTGATAATGTTACCAATGCTCTAAGTGCCAGTACAAATAGGATTATAAGTCAAAAATATATGACAGCAGGTATGGGAGACGGCGGCAGTTGTCATCCACGAGATAACATAGCATTACGTTGGTTATCAAAGCGATTGAACTTGAATTATGATATATTCAGTGCTATAATTGAAGCGAGAGAGATGCAGGCAAAAAATATGGCAACAGAAATTTTAAAGCATGGTAAAGTAATACATTTTACATCAGATTCATACAAGCCAGGTACCACAATGACAGATGGATCATATTCATTATTAGTTCAACATTACATTAGGCAACTAGGTGGTGTAGTGTCATATGGTTTTGGCCAGCCAATAGATGTACACGTTCTTACGCATCCAGGTGATACTGTTGAATTATCGGACGGAAAAGGAATTATTTTTGATCCATGGAGAAAGTATCCTAAGGGTAGCAACGTTATTCATTACGGAGAAAACGCCAATGTATGATTGTGTTTTTATAAGTTACAAAGAAACTAACAAAGAAGAAAATTGGGAAAACTTGTCTAGTAGATTTCCTATGTCTAAAAGAGTCGACGGCGTACAAGGAATACACCAGGCACACATTGTAGGCGCAAAATTGTGTAATACAAATATGTTTTGGATTGTAGACGGAGATGCAGTGCTTACTAACGATTTCGATATGTCGTATGTCGCAGATTCTTGGGACGAAGATATTGTCCACGTATGGAGGTGCCAAAATCCTGTGAATGGATTAGTATACGGATATGGCGGAGTGAAATTATTTCCACGTCTGTTAACTATTAACATGGATACTAATAGAACTGACATGACAACAAGTATAAGCAATAAATTTAGAGCAATGCCAGAAGTAAGTAACACAACAAACTTTAACACGTCACCTTTTGAAACTTGGAAATCTGCGTTTAGAGAATGTTGTAAGTTATCATCTAAAATTATCGATAGACAAAAAGATACAGAGACCGAATCAAGGTTGAATACATGGTGCAGTGTTGGCTATGATTCTCCGTTTGGTGAATATGCAATTAAAGGTGCAAAGCAAGGGAGACTGTTCGGTGAAACAAATAAAAAAGATGTAAGTCAACTTAAGAAAATTAATGATTTTAAATGGTTAGAAGAAAGATTTTATGAAAACGCATGAACTTTTAGATAGATTAGAATTGCTATATCCTAATAATGAAATGTTACAGGATCTTAGACGTGCATTTGTTGACGACGACAGGAACAGTTTGCAAAGACTTATCGGCAATATCAATCCAACAGAAATTACAAACGCAGTAAGAATGCTTGAAGGGAATAAAGATTTTGTAGAGGATTCTTTATCACAAGGACAAATTAAAAGTAAACTTTGGTTAATAAATGAATTAAAAAAATTAAAAATAGATTTGGGCACTGTTTTTTTATGCGCCGGCTGGTATGCTATATTGGCTACATTAATATTCGAAAATAATATTAAAGTTACTAAAATTAGAAGTTTTGATATAGATAAAACTGTGTTAGACATTGCTGAAAGATTTAATAAAAAATGGGTGTTAGAAGATTGGAAATTTAAACCTGCTGTGTATGACATACATGATATAAATTTTAATGAATTTACGTACAACGTTACTAGAACAGATGGACAGGTGAGAGAACTTACAGATAAACCAGACACAATCATTAATACTTCCTGTGAGCACATTAATAATTTTAGTGATTGGTATAGGAAAATTCCTGCAGGTAAACTTTTAATATTACAAACCAACAATTATTTTGATCTTCAAGAGCACGTAAACTGTTCGGACAGTCTAGCAAGTTTTGGAGACACAACACCAATGGAACAAGTGCTGTATGAAGGATCATTAGATTGTGGACAATATGTGAGGTTTATGCGAATTGGCATTAGATAATATGACATTGCGAGAACTACAAAAAGAAAGTGCCAGAGTCTTGGCGACAATAGATTCTACAAGTGTTGGTTTGTCAAAGTTTAATAAACTTGCACACCATAACAGCCTTAATTGGTATAAGGCAGTCATTCAAAGTTATATAGATCGATACGGTGATCTGCCAAGCAAGGTTGGGCCTGGAAAGGATGTAAAGTTAATCAATGTTTAAACTTACTAATGATGCTCCAAACACAGTCGTNATTGATTGGCTGATTAATAATATTTGTAATTATAAATGTTCTTATTGCATTCCTGAACTTAATGCTGGTTCTAATATTGAAACTCCCAGCACAGAAATATTTAAATATTTTAAAAAATTAGAAGAACATTTTTCCGGCCAAGATAAAATATTAACCATAAGTGGCGGCGAACCAACTCTGTACAAATATTTTACTGAACTTGTTAATCAAATTTGTAGCAATTTTAACAATTGGTATATAGAAATTTTAACTAACGGAAGCAGGACTACAAAATGGTGGGAAACTTTTGCAAANCAAAATAAATTTAAAAACTTACGNGTAAACATTAGTTTTCATCCTGAGTTTGCAGATGCTAATCATTTATTAGAAGTGTGTAAAATTTTACATAATAATATTGATACATCAGTTCAAATACTTTATAAGCCTCAGTATAAAGAAAAATGTAGTAATTTTTATACTGAATTAGCAAGTAGTGAATTATCGTTGTTTGTAAAATATAAATCAATAAAACAATTTGACGAAGACGGAAAAACTTTGGATTACAATGAAAATGATAAAAAGGAACTATCTAAATATTTTAAAACAAGGATAGATACAACTAGGTGGCCCATACCTCGTAATCTTATAATAAATGATGAGGCTAAACCTTTTAATCACATATACGAAATAGTCGCCACACAGAAAAATAGTTTTAAAGGCATGAATTGTGAGATAGGAAACAAAAGATTTTACATTGTACCATCTGGTGATGTGTTTGGTGCAACCTGTACAACAGCACAAAAAATTAACCTAGGAAATATGTATAAGCACACATTCAAACCAATTAAGAATGCAATATGCCAAAATAATTGGTGCCATTGTTTGCCAGACATCAAGATACCAAAATATGTATAAAATTGAAGATATAAAAAGTATACACTTAGAAATAACACAGAATTGCCAGGCGGCCTGTCCGATGTGCGATCGTAATATGAATGGCGGTGCAGTGAATCCACATATTAATTTAGATGAGTTATCTTTAGATGATTGTAAAAATATATTCACGCCTGCATTTATCAGGCAACTTTCTAAATTGTATATGTGTGGAAACTTGGGTGACCCAATAATAGCAAAAGACACACTAGAAGTTTTTGAGTATTTTAGAGAACATAATCCAAATATTTGGTTGAATATGCATACAAACGGTGGCGCAAGAGAAGAGGATTGGTGGAAAGATATTGCTAAAGTTTTTAAACAAAAAGGAGATGTAACTTTTTCTGTGGACGGCCTCGAGGATACGAATCATCTGTATAGACAAAATGTTCAATGGGCAAAAGTAGAAAGATCCATTAAAGCATTTACAGGCGCAGGTGGCAGGGCAAGATGGGACTTTTTAATTTTTGAACACAATCAACATCAAGTTGAACAGGCCAAACTTGTTGCGAAACAATGGGGTGTCGAAAAGTTTGTATCAAAAAAAACTGGGAGATTTATAAGTGCTAAATCAGAAAAGAAAGAACAACATCAAGCAGTNAATAGAAAAGGACAAGAAACTACTACTTTAAAAAAGCCAGAGGCCAAATATCAAAATAAAGAATTAAGCAAATACGATTTACTAATTGAAAAATATGGATCTATGGATTCATATTATGACGTAGTACCAATAAATTGCAAAGTCAAGGATGAAGGTAATTTGTTTATTACAGCAGAAGGACTTGCACTGCCCTGCTGTTGGACCGCGGGTAGGATGTATAAATGGTGGCAAAAAGATCCAAAGGTGGAACAAATTTGGCAGTTTATAGATCATGTTGGCGGAAAAGAATCATTGGATGCAACTAAAGGACTTGAAAAGGTATTTGAAACAGGAATATTTGACCTCATTGAAAATAGTTGGGAAACCAAAGGCTGTTCAAACGGAAAACTTAAAGTATGTGCAATGAAATGTGGAAAGGAGTTTGATCCTTTTGGATCACAATACGTGTAATGAAACAATTACCAGTATATTTTTTTAACACAGATCCTTATCCTAAAATAGCAAATAAAAATTTTAAGTTTGGAAAAGTTGATAACGTAGACACGGTGTTTACTTTAGCATCTGGATTCAAAAGATACAAATATAGTATTTTATATCAACCAAAGAAACTTGTTGTTTATGATCTTAATCCTTATGCAGTTGCACTACATAGGCGAATTGACGATCTTGAAAAAATTAACTTTGAAGCAATATGCGAATTATATTACGAATACGAGAAAGAAAAAATTAATGCAGTGTTATCTGATTACAAGTTGCCAAATCTTATTACCCTATCTGTTGAAAAGCAATTAAAACTGAATTGGGATATTGAATGCCAACGTTGGGGTGGTGAAGAAAACTTTGTGACTGCTTTTTTATATTTCAAACAACAAAAAAGGATTTACGAAACACTAGATGTAATACAAGGAAAAGATNACATTAAAAAACATCTGGGTAAAACAAATTTTATACACATAAGCAATATTTTTTCTTGGACGCATAATCCTAAGTTTGATCGAATTGCTTTACANAAAGAGAAAGAAAAATTTGGAGAATTTTGTTGGAAGAATAAAATAGGAGTAGCAAATGATTAATGATATATTAAACTTTATAAAAGATAATAAAAATTACGGGTTACCGTGGAAAGCACAAACATTGCAAGAAAAATGGAAAGATCCTGAAGTTAGTCATATTAAGATAGATTTCAATATAGACACAAATGATATGTATTGCGAATGCGTAGCACTTGCAGATAGATTTGTAGATCATAGAAAGGGTGACTATGCACACGATGGTTGGCAAGGCTTGACGTTGCATGGAATCTCGGAAGATAAAACTGAAGATTTCAATGCATATGGATTCAAAACATTTGAAGATGCAAATTATCATTGGACAGAAGTATCTAAACAGACACCTCATATTAAAAATTTTGTTGAATCATTACCGTATGAATACCTAAAAAGGGTACGTATAATGAAATTAAAGGCAGGTGGATACATTGCTCCGCATAATGATGGCGAAGGTAGATTAATGGGTCCACTTAATTTTGCAATAAATCAGCCAGAGGATTGTGAAATGGTTTTTGAAAATAAAGGTTTAGTGCCTTTTTCAAACGGAGTTGGATTTTATTTAGACGTCGGTAGGCGGCATTGTGTAGTGAATAATAGTAATGAAGATAGGTATCATCTTATCATTCACGGTAGACGCAACAATGACTTTTATAACAGATACGACGACAAAAAAACGGATAAGTAGTATTAATATGAGTAAGAAAGTACCGAACGCGGTATTACCATCAAATACTTTTTGTGTTTTACCGTGGATACATTTATCAAGCAGACCGGATGGCAGTATGAGAACTTGCTGTACTTCAAACGCAAGTGCCGTGCAGGATCCAGATTCAAATAAGAAAATTGGCGGAGGTCAGGTTGGCGTTGTAAAACGTGAGGACGGTGCACCAGCAAACTTTAACACCACAACATTAGACGAAGCATGGAATAGTACGTATATGCGTAATGTAAGGAAAATGATGTTACGTGGACAAAAACCTGCGCCTTGTTTAAAATGCTATAAAGAAGAAGATGCAGGGCATTTGAGTAAACGTGTATGGGAGACCGAGTATTGGGGTAAAAGATACGACATAGAAAAAATAATTAAAGAGACGCAGAAAGATGGATCTATACCTCCAAAAATAAGATACATCGATTTAAGGTTGGGAAGCAAGTGCCAATTAGCCTGTGTTATGTGTTCACCACACGATAGTTCAGGATGGATCAAAGAATGGCAACAGATACATCCTCAGATACAAAATGAAAAACTAAAAAACACAAGTCAATGGTACAATAAAGGAAAAGTTGATGGTGCAAGTTATAATTGGCACTTAAACAATCCAAAATTTTGGAACGATCTTATGGATCAAATTCCTCATATGTATCAATTGTATTTTGCTGGAGGTGAGGCACTTATCATTAAAGAACATTATGATTTACTAGAAGAATGTGTCAAAAGAGGACACGCAAAAAATATAGAATTACGTTATAACTCTAATGCTGTAGAATGGAGAGATGACCTTTTTGACCTTTGGCACGAGTTTAAACGTGTAAGATTNCATTATAGNATTGATGCTTTTGGTGAACAAAATGATTACATACGTTATCCAACAAAATGGGATCACCAGGAAAAAGTATTTTGGGAACTGGATAACACCGAGGACAAAATTGAGGTTACAACAGCAACAACTATAATGGCTTTGAACATAGCATACTTGCCTGAATTTACAAAGTGGAAAGTCAATTCGGGATTCAAAAAACTAAACAAATGGCCNTTAGGTGCTGGAGGTATTAACACACACTTTGCATATTGGCCCCCACAATTGAATGTTAAGGTTTTGCCACCACACATCAAACAGCAAATTAAAGACAAATATGAAAATGAATTTTACCCATGGATAGACGAAAACTGGCAAAAGTTCACAGGAGTGCAAGAATCAGGAATAGACAAAGATACTTTTATAGATGCCAAGTATGGAATCAAAAGATTCAAAGGTATTATCAATTTTATGATGTCTGAGGATTGGTCAGAAAGGCTCGATCAAACAAAAGAATGGATCACCTTATTAAACAAAACAAGAAATTGGGATAACAAATTTTTAAAGGTATTTCCAATATTTGAGGATGTGATTAATGGCCCTAGATAAGAAAAATTTTTGCGTAGTTCCTTTTGTACAACTCAATACCCGCGGAAAGGGTAATGCAAGGGTATGTTGTAGTATTGGTGGTTTAGATTATGGGATACCAAAGGACTATACTGTGGATCAATTGAATCCAGAAAATTACAACAGCAAAACAAAAGTTTACAATTTAGGCACTGATAAAATTGAGGATATGTGGAATTCTAAATTTATGAAAGATTTTAGAATGAAAATGTTAAACAATGAGCATATTCCTAACTGTGAGTTTTGTCATAGAATGGAAAAAAGCGGTTTAACAAGTAAGCGCCTGAGTAAAAACAAAACATTCTTTAAAAAGACCGAACCTAAATTAGATGGTTACAAACAAACAGGCGGAGTAGTGGACATGATGCCGCAGTGGTGGGAGATACGTTTATCAACGAAATGTAATCTATCATGTATTATGTGTGCCCCTGGTTTGAGTAGTATGATGTTTAACGAATTCAAGAAATGGGAAAAAGAAGGCAGGATATTAGATCACATGGCAGGCAGTTTACAGATTGCNAAACAAAGTGGTGTTGAGTACCTATCCAAGTCTACATATTTCTTAGAACAGTTGAGAGACAACTTAAAGAATGTTGTCTTTATGGAATTCAGAGGTGGAGAAGTATTTGCTGATAAGCATAGCATTGATTTCATAGATGAAATAAGCAAAACAGAACACGCAAAAAACATTAGACTTGACATTAGTACCAATTCAACAATCCTAGATGAACGTATTCTTGAGATACTGAACAGATTCAAAGGNGGAAAATTAAGATTTAGCATTGATGCCTACAAAGATAGAGATGAATTAATTAGATACCATACCAAGTGGGATAAGGTCGTTGAGAATATGCACAGAGCAAATAGATTACTAAAAGACAGTTGGATATTTTGGAGTCAAAGCACAATACAATTGGCAAACTGTATGTACATGGATGAACTATGTTGGTTCTTTGACGACTTTTGTAAACAAACAAATAATAATAGATTCTATCTAGGATTTACATCAGTAAGAGCAAAGGATTGGCTAAGACATGAAAATATGCCATTAGAAACAAGATATGATCAAGTTGAAAAAATTAAAAAATTTTTTAATAAAAGTTATCTATGTAACGAAAACGTAAACAAGGAATGGCACATTAAATCAATAAACGGTTTGATATCTGCTTTAAGTTCTCCTTGTTATGAAAACAAAGATTATAATTCACGTGCAAGAGGTTACTTTGACAAAATGACAGAACTTAGAAAGCAGGACTATTACGAAGTGTATCCTGCATTAAAATATTTAAAGGAGTACGATGCCACATAATTGGAGAGATACAAAACTTTGTCCTATACCTTGGATGAGCACCGGACTTAGAGCCAATGGTGATATACGGGTGTGTTGTCAGGCACAGCACGGACCTACTGGTGGCATTTTAAAAGATGATACAGGTAAGTCTTATCACGCCAGCAACGCAAATTTATCAGATGTGCGTAATAGTAAACTTTCAAAAGAAATAAGGGTGGCAATGATGAATAACAGATGGCATCCTGAATGTGTAAGATGTAAAAGAGAAGAAGATGCTGGTATGGCCTCGAGGCAGACTTATGAAAATGAAATTTGGGTAGACAACGGACCATTTGATTGGGAGACACTATTAAAACATACTGACAAAGATGGTACAATAAACACCAATGCAATTGATTGCAGTTTCTATGATGTGCGTTTTGGAAATTTATGCAATCTCAAATGTAGAATGTGTGGACCTACAGATTCCAGTCAATGGTATGAAGACCAAGTTTTATTATGGGGAGACAAGTACAAAGATAGTCATGGAACAGTCAAACTTNTAAAAAATTCCAAAGGCAAATATGAACCAGAGAACAATGTGTATGATTGGCACGACAGTGAGCACTATTGGAAACAGATGGAAGAGCGTATACCTCAGATCAGAAAATTATACATNGTTGGTGGAGAACCTTTGATGATAGATCGACACTATGAATTTCTCAAAAAATGCGTGGACAGAGATCAAGCAAAAAAAATAATTGTTGAATATAACAGCAACATAACAAACATACCACAAAGGGCATGGGACATATGGAAACATTTCAAAAGAATCAACGTTGGTGCAAGTATAGATGGTGTAGGCGATATCAATTACTATATGCGTCCACCTAGCAGATTTAACAAGATACATGAAAATTTACAAAAATTAAGCACAGCAGAAGGCAACTTCAAGGTTTGGATTGCTTGTACTGTCAATGTGTTTAATGTTTTGCACCTTCCAGAATTTATGGAATGGGCACTATTGAACAAGATGCCGAGAATAAACGACGATAACATTAAACCGATATTGACTCCACACCCTTTGCATGGTCCTAAGTTTTATAATATAAGGATGTTGCCCGATTACGCAAAAGAATATGTAAAGAAAAAATACGAAGACTATAAAGTAAAACTTTGTAACATTATTGACAAAAGTGATTTTACAAATGATCGTAAAGATGCAAGTAGACGTGAAGCGGTAAGAATACTAGACCAATACATAGAATTCATGTACGCCGCGGATTACAGTGACCAGGTACCTAGGTTCTGGGACGCAACAGAGCGTCTTGACAAAATAAGGGGGCACAGTATAAAAGAATATATTCCTGAGTTGTATTCTCTGTTGAAACAAAATGCCTAAAGTTTATTCTCAGAAAACCAAAGATCTTGTCAAATGGGTCAAGCACGAATCAAAAGTGTGCTTTCATGCGTACAAGGGTTTTGAAATCAGATATGACCACAGGGTAAGGCCATGCTGTTGGTACAGAGAAAACTGGAGAGATTTGTACAACAACTTTGAAAACCCACAAGAATACATAGGAAGCGATTTTCAAAAAGATATACAGACCAAACTTGACAAAGGCGAATGGCCAAAAGGTTGCAAAGATGTATGCGGCAAAACAGAAAGCAAAGGATTATTAAGTAGAAGGCAAAAGGATACTGTTGGTTACATTAAACGTTTAGAAAAAACACCAGAGACCAAAGAAGAACTATACGAAAATCTACGCAATAGTGACGATATGTTCTTAGATATGAGACTTAAGACACTTTGCAATTCAAGTTGTATTACCTGCTCACCATACCTCAGCAGTAAAATTGAAGAAGAAACAGAGAAACATCATGCCGACACAATGGACCATTACCTACAAGGATTGCGGAACGTCAAAGATGCAGAAAAAAAACATAGGGAATATGGCTTCAAATTTAAAACAGGAATGACAGATGAATACTTTGAAAAACTNTGGTCTATAAGAGGCAAGTCAGGAATAATAAGGGCGACAGGTGGTGAACCGTCTTTAAACAAAAGTTTATTCAATTTGTATGAGGAAATCCTTAGAACCAATGGCCCAGACAGTCATTCTATAGAATTTAACAGCAACTTTCAAGCATTTAATCAAAAATGGATCAAAATGATAAGTCGTTTTAATAATGGTAGGATGTCTATTTCTGTAGATGGTTTTGCAGAAAGAAATGACTTTTTACGTTACGGCAGTGAATGGTCAACGGTGGAAAAAAATATTAAACAGTGGTTAAAAATGGCTCCACCTGGCTGGGATTCGACAATTTCACCCACAGTATCAATTTTAAACCTGTGGCAACTGCCAGTGCTTGAACAATGGGCGACCAGTTTAGGAGTGAAAGTGTCGTACATAAACATCTTGAGATTTCCTGAAGTATTCAGTGTAGCAAGTATGGATCCAAGAATAAAAGAGTCTGTGCTTGAACATTTGACAAGATGGTATGAACGTAAAAGAGATAACAATAATCTCTTTAATGAGTATCAGGTCAAAAATCTATTATCTTACGTCAAAAACTATGAAGGAACCACAGATGGCCACATGGGCAAGTACATGAAAAAAAACAACATTAAAACTCCGTTTGAAATGTTTGTAGAGCAAATGCAAAAAATATCAAAACTGAGATACCAAGACGAAAATTATTGGTTAGAAGTTATGCCGGAGTATCGATCATATGTCTAAATTATGTTCAGCACCATATGTAGGTATACAGGTAGACACAGACAAAACTGTGAGACCCTGTTGTATGGCCAAGGCCTACACAGACGATCAAGGCAGTCCGCTTAAATTTGGACCGGGATTTGATTGGAACAAATTAAAAGAAAACAAGTCCTATCAAAGGATCACGAAGTCCTTGGACAATGGCAAATATCCACCAGAATGTAAAGCCTGTGTGTCTGACCCAACTCCATATGCCCATACCTACTTGAAAAGATATAACGTAGAAAAATACAGTAAAGATCCTGAACTGCAATACATGGATTTGAGACTGAGTAATCTGTGCAATTTGAAGTGTAGAATGTGTTGGCCGGGTGCAAGTAATCAGATACAGAAAGATTACAACAACTGGTCCAAGGTGGACACCGGACACAAATGGATGAATGATCACTTTAGGTATAGAACATTCGAAGAAGATAAAAGGTATATTGTTCATGATCCTAAAACGATACTGAAACAGTTTCCATGGGAACATCTGAAGACACTTGCACTTTATGGCGGGGAACCTTTATTGATTAAAGACTATGAAGTTGTAATGGATTATCTCATTGAGAACGATCTTTCTAAAAATATTACCTTTAAGATGCATACTAACTGTACAAAATGGACACCTGAGTTTCAAAATAAAATTAATAAATTTAAAGAGACTGTGGTGTATTTTAGTATGGAGGGTGTGGGTAGGATCAACGATTACATTAGATATCCATCGAAATGGGCAACGTTAGAGAGAAACTTTAGAAATTATTTAGAAAATAAACTACCAGCCACTGGATGGTTTGGCATTAGTATTGCATTGACCCCAATCACTTTGTATTATCTACATGAAGTCGTAGATTGGTTAGACAACATCTGTCAACAGCACAAAATAAAAAGAATAGATCTGCGACCTTCGTGGTGCTTTTATCCCTATCCACAATTGGCCAACGTTTTGACTGATCAACAGAGAGATAAAATTGTAACGCAATTGGACAACGAAAAAGCAAGATACTACATAAATGGTTTAGATTCCTATATAGACAAAATTAAAAAAGTTCAATACAAACCAGAGATGGCAAAAAACTTTCAACAAATTTATGCATTTTTTGATAAAGAAAGAAACCAGGATGGACAAAAGTCAGCGCCTGAATTCTTCAAAGAATTGGAGCAAAATGTTTTATAACCTACCATTGGATCATATTGATATAGAACTCACTACAAGATGTAACGCCGCGTGTCCTATGTGTTTTAGAAACAATCACGGAGACAGGCCAAATCCAATGTTAGTTGAAAAAGATTTTGAATTGGATTTATTAGAACAAATAGATGTGCCAGTGAAAAAATTAGCATTGTGCGGGAACTATGGAGATCCAATAATGCACAAAGAATTGCCACAAATAATTGAGTATTGGTTTAAGAATAAATCTCAAAATATTGTAATGATGACAAACGGTGGTGCAAGGTCTAAGCAATGGTGGACTGACTTGGGAAAGTTAACTAAAGGAAAAATGCGAGTGACATTTGGAATAGACGGACTTGAAGATACCAACCATTTATATAGGAGAAATGTGCGTTGGGATAGATTAATGCAAAACACAAAGGCATTTATTGATGCAGGTGGCGATGCAAGATGGAAGTTTATTATATTTAAACACAACGAGCATCAAGTACTAGATGCAAGGACATTGGCAAATAAAATGGGATTCAAATTGTTTGAAACTGTGGTTACAAATAGATTTGCAAATAGATACAACTCAGATAAGTTTCCTGTTTTCAATAAAGATAGTGATTTACAATACTACTTAGAAGCACCTTCTAAAAAAGGCACAGAAGTATTTCACAATGAAGTCAAAGATTATAAAGCAAAAAATGAATTGCGTATCAAGAAAACAGTAAAAGAATGGACAGGTGATATTAGTTGTTATGCCAAACGACAACAAAGTGTATATGTGGCGGCAGACGGCAGGGTGTATCCTTGTCCAAATACAGGTTATCATTTTTCACGTGGACAGGAAAATGTACTATGGATGCAAAACAAATTTTATGACTTACACGTTAATACTTTAGATGAAATAATACGAGGAGCATTTTTTTCCAAAATCGAAAATTCGTGGACAAGCAAAGATACCTGTGTGCATACTTGTAAGCAGGTGTGCGGAATAAAAAGAGATAACTTGAATAAGGTGGTAGAAGCATAATGTATAAATTTTATGATATAGAAGATATAAATGACTTGCATTTAGAACCAACAACAAAATGTAACGCCGCCTGTCCTATGTGTTTACGTAATAAGAGTGGAGATAGAATTAATAACAAATTAGTTGAACAAGATTTTGATCTTAATTTACTAGAAAATATAGATATGAACATCAAAAAACTTACTCTTGCAGGAAATTATGGAGATCCAATTCTATCAAATAAATTGTTCCATATAATAAAATGGTTCAAAGACAAACATAATGGCAAAATCGTACTACAAACTAACGGTGGCGCAAGAAAGGCTGACTGGTGGAAAGAACTTGCAAATATTGGTGGTGATAATCTAAGAGTCATATTTGGCATTGACGGATTGGAAGATACCAATCATCTGTACAGGCGTAACGTTCGTTGGAATATATTAATGAAGAATGTAAAAAGTTATATTGAAGCAGGCGGACAAGCGTCATGGAAGTTTTTGGTTTTCAAACACAATGAACACCAGATAGAAAATGCAGAACAACTATCAAAAGATTTAGGCTTTAAAAGTTTTCAAAAGTTATTGACTAATAGATTTTTTAAATCTGCAAAATGGCCCGTTATCAATAATAAAGGAAAAACAGAATATTATTTAGAAGAACAAGAAAAGTTCAATAATTTTACAGTTAGAAACAAATATAGACCAAAACAGTCAACAAAACAATATAAGAAACTTGAAAATGTAAAAATAAAAGAATTTAGGAAAATGAATCTTCAATTCAATATTGATTGTTATGCCAAGAGAGACACCAGCGTATATGTTGCCGCCGATGGGAGAGTGTACCCTTGTTGCAATACAGGATATCATTATAATATTACTATAGATGAACATCAAAAAAATAAAAAGTTTATTAGTTTGAAAGATAAAAAATTAAGCAAAATTGTAAACGGAGACTTTTTTGAGTACATCGAAAATAAATGGAATAAACAACCATTAAAAATATGTGCAGTAACTTGCAATTTAAAAAGAGATAATTTACTACAAGAGGTGTGGAATGATTAAAACTAAAGATACTTTTTGTTCTATAGCCTGGAATCATCAATTTATAGGACCTGACGGTAATATAAAACCGTGTTGCAGATATTCTATGCCACCTACTTTACGTAAACCAAATATTAAAACTGAAAAAAGTTTACAAGATGTGTTTATGGGAGACTTACAAAATAGGATACGTGATGATTTGAGCAAAGGAATTAAACACGGCGGCTGTAGGAAATGCTGGCAGGAGGAATCTGCAGGCAAAGGTTTATCTATAAGACAAAACTATAACAGAGATGTTCCGTTGTTGAAAGAACTACACGAGGACTTAGATGAAAAAAATCCAAAAATTACTTGGCTAGAATTAAGTTTCAGCAACAGATGTAATCTAAGATGTAGAATGTGTGGCCCTGTGTACAGCACCAATTGGTATAAGGATTGGAAAGTGGTGAAAAAATATGTGCCTACCGCGGGCAATATACCAATGAATTCACCAGACGAAGATATAGATAGGGTAATCGCTAGATATAACACAGAAGGACTCACAGATATGTCCAAACTAGATTCTGTACTTCCCAACATAAGGCATTTAAAAATGACGGGCGGAGAACCATTTATAATTCCTGAGTATAAACAGATTTTGCAAAAAATAGTCAAACTAGGCACAGCCGGAAATGTGTATCTTAATTACAGCACCAATGCAACAGTAAAACCAGATCAAGAATTGCTTGAATTATGGTCACACTTTAAAGAAATACAGATTGCAACAAGTATAGACGGAGTGGGTCCTGTGATAGAATATCAAAGATTTCCTACAAAATGGACAGTTGTTGAACAGGTTATTAAACAACTGATGATGCTCAGCAAAGAAATGCCATTGACGATAGGTACAAGGCCAACAATTACACTTATGAATGTATTAGACGTACCAAATATCACAAATTGGTGGGCAGATATGATGAACAAATATTATAAAAACAACTTTGATGAAAATGCTTGGTTAAATCACACTCATGCTTTGGTTCCGCACCACTTAAATCTCACAGTTTTACCTATGTGGGCCAAAGATATCGTGCAAGAAAGATTGTTAAACGCACCAACTAAAAAACAACAGGCAAGTTGGGACTATCTAGTCAAGGTATGTTACAGTGCAGATAATTGGGAGAATCAAAAAGATAAGTTTAAAGATTTTACAACAAAATTGGACTCGGCAAGAGGAGAAAGTTTTGCCGATGTCATACCTGAATTCAAGGAGTTGTTAAAATGAAGTACTTAGATATAAGTGAAGTAAGGAAAATACAAATAGATCACAACTCTACTTGTAATTTAAGGTGTCCGCAGTGTGCAAGGACAGTAGATGGTGGTACTAATCCGGATCTGCCATTGGAAGAACTACAGGTAAGTGACTATGAAAGAATATTTGATGGCATAACAAAACAATTAGACTCCGTGATATGGTGTGGAAACTATGGCGAGGTTATATTTTCTCCTACTTTTTTAGATTCCATTTCATGGGTACGTGAGAATGGATATGATGGCAATATAATTATTAACACAAATGCATCAGCCAGAAGTAAAGACTGGTGGGTCAAGTTAGCGGAAATAATAGGCAAAAGAGGACAAGTTAATTTTAGTATAGATGGTCTAAAGGATACTAACCATTTGTATAGAGTAAATGCAAACTTTGACAAGATTATGGAAAATGCGGAAGCGTTTATCGGCGCCGGCGGAAACGCTAGGTGGGACTACCTAGTTTTTAATCACAACGAACATCAAATAGACGAGGCAAAAATTCTTGCAAAAAAAATAGGTTTTAAAAAAATGCAGATCAAAAGAACAAACAGATTTGTTAATGATACTCAGTATCAAGGCGTGAAAAAAGATGTTGAAGGCAAAGAAGTGGTAAAAACACGTAAAGCACAATACGATCTAGAGGCTAGTAAAAAGGAAGACAGGAGTCTAAGTCAGCATGATTTGATTATACAAAAATTTGGCTCTTGGAAAAACTATTTAGATATCACAAATATCAAATGTAGATGGAAACCAATTGGGCAAATATTTGTTGACTTCCAGGCTAGAGTTTGGTCATGCACTTGGACTGCAAGTGGCATTTATCATCATGGTGAGAAGAATACACAAAGAGTACAGGCGAGAAAAGTATTAGACAAATACGGATGGGATTTCAACAATTTAAGGAAGCACAGTTTCAAAGATATACTTAATCATGAATACTTTGGGAGAGATTTTTGCAGTAGTTGGCAAGGCAAAACGACTGATGAAGTTCCTAAATTAATAGCCTGTGGCAGAACTTGTGGCACTGATTATGTTTTTTCTAGTATACACGGTAAGAATTCATCGATGATTGATTTTACAAAAGAGGTTGCCAATGTATCATAGTTTAGAATCAATAAAAGATATGCACGTTGAGATTACAAACAGATGTAATGCGGCGTGTCCTATGTGTGCAAGGAATCACTTTGGCGGAGCAACCAAAAAAGATTTAAGGCTTGACGAATGGTCAACAGAAGACGTGAGAAGAATATTTGATCCTCGTCTAAAAAATTTAGAAAACGTTATGTTTTGTGGTACACATGGTGATCCTGTTGTTGCGGATAATAGTCTAATTGCAATAAATCATATTAAACATAGCACAGATGCCACTGTTGAATTTTATTCAAATGCAAGTTTGAGGAAGCCGACTTGGTGGCGAGAACTGGGTTCATTGATGTCTACTAAGAAACCCGATCATTGGCACTATAACAAACACGACCTTGCTATATTCAGCATAGACGGATTAGAGGACACTAACCACTTGTACAGGAGAAAAACAAATTTCAAGAATATTATTAAGAATGCAGAAGCATTTATAGGTGCTGGAGGATTTGCTAGGTGGGACTTTATTGTATTCAAACACAATCAACATCAAGTAGAAGAAGCAAAGAAATTAGCGGATGACATGGGATTCAAAGAGTTCAGAATAAGAAAAACAGCAAGATTCACTTATAGTCCTGATGGTCCGATGAAATGGAGAGTTCAAGACAAACACAAAAACATAGAATACTACTTGCAACCACCCACAGATAAAAATTATTACAACGCTGAACAAGACAAGTGGACTGAAATAACAAAAACTGATGAGGGTAAAAATGATTATTTGAATAACACACAAATTTCTTGTCTATACAAAAATAAATTTAGGAGAATTTATGTCAATGCATATGCGGATGTTTTTCCTTGTTGTTACATAAGCAACGACGTATATCCTGGAAAAAATTCAATAGTCAAAGATTCTCAACAAAAAATATTTGACAGGTACCAAAAGCACTTTAATAGCCTAAGACATCATTCGTGGGATGACATATTAGAACACGAGTGGTTTGCAAACGAAATCGAAAACAGTTGGAACACAAATTTAGAAGGAGGAAGGTTAATGAGATGTGCGAGGACGTGCGGAGCAGGTTTCAAACCCATAACCACACAGAGTCACACACAAAAAATTAACTCGGTAAGTACAGTATCATGAGTGATTTTAAAGATTGGCCAGAGGAGGCTTGCCTAGCACCATTGACATCATACCTTGTAGGTACCAGTGGTAAGTACAGGCCTTGTTGTTGGTTCACCGAAAAGTTAGATCCTAATCATGCCAGAGCCGCGGAACAAAAGTTGACATTGCAAGAATACAGAGAACAAATATTATTTCCTATGTATGAGGAAATGAAAAAAGGAAAATATCCAGATGCCTGTAAAAGATGCGCCTTGCCTGGGTTCAAACGTTCACAAAATTATGAAAGATTTAGACCCGACGTAGGACAGATTGAAAAAACCAAAGAAGTAAGATATATAGACCTGCGTTTTTCTAACCTGTGTAATTTAGGTTGTGTAATGTGCAATACTGGCTCCAGCAATCAATTTCATAAACAAGCAGACCAAGGAAAGTATATGCCTGAGAGTGTGTATTGGATGGGACCAAAAACTAGGCGTAGTAAACATTATACCTGGACCGAAAATAAAAAAGTAATGACAGAACTTTACAAACATTTAGAAACTGCCACACACATCTATCTTACAGGAGGTGAGCCAAGCATCAATCCTGATGTGATAAAAATGATGGAGTATTGCAGAGATAAAGGATTTAACAAACGTATTAAACTTGAGTTTAACACTAATTGCACCAATGCAAACGATAAGTTTGTAGATCTACTGCATTCCTTTACTACTCAATTGATGTTTAGCATAGATGCTGTGGGCGAACTTGGCGAGGCCATAAGGTATCCCAGTAAGTGGGACTATGTTCAAAAAGCAGTATGGGAGATGATAAGCAGAGGTGGACCAAGGGCAAAATTTACTTGGGCACCATCTATCCATGTTTACAACTTTTTTAAATTACACGAACTTGTGGCATATTTTAAAAAAATTGAGAAGCAATGGTTAGATAAAGACATCAATACGAATTGGAATGTGATATTCCAACCATATTACCAAAACGTCAACAATATTCCTAAAGATCTCTTCGAAGAGTACATACACAAACATAGAGCAGAACTTGGATCATCGTTGATCACAAAGTTAAGTCAAAAGAAACATGGCCTGGCAAATGAAAATATAGATTGGGAAAAAACATTAGAAATTGGAAGAAAATGGTTTACATCTAGAGGATATGATCCTAAACTAACAGGAATACCGGGGATATAAAATGCAAAATGAAAACAAAGCAGTAGCACACTACTTCAAATACAACTATTCTGGTGCATTATCAGTAGACTGGTACATAGGCAAAAGGTGTAACTTCGACTGTACCTATTGCGTAGACTATCTACACGACAACGTCAGTAAGCACGTGCCTTTAGAAAACATGAAAAAATTAGTTGATATCATATACGAGAGAGAAAAAGAAAATGTGTTTTGGAGCCTAACAGGCGGAGAGCCTACTGTAAATCCAAAGTTTTTAGATCTTTGCAAATACATTAAAGAAAAAGGAGCAAGGTTTATAAGTGTCACCACAAACGGCAGTAGGAAAGCGGAATACCTTTGTGATTTATATCAATACCTGGACGGAATAACATTGTCTTTCCATTTCGAACATATGCAACACAGGATTGATGAATACATTGAAAAGTGTATCAAATTAGAAGACTGGAGACGTGCATGGAATGAAGAACAAAAGAAAAATCCTAATTTTCCAGATCATGACAGGGGTTACATACCAAAAACATTGATATTACGATTCATGGTATACCCAGGACAATTTGCTAACATGGAAAGAATGGAGAAGGCTTTTTTAGATCATGGTATTACAAACATAGAACATAGATACATCAGGGCACCACATGGTGGATCTAATGAACTTATGCCAACAAAAAAATTAGATTACAGCAAAGACAATGACAATATGGAATTGAATCAACTTACCGATATTCCAACAAAATTAAAAAGTATTGTTCAAAAACAAGAACAATTTTACACAGCAGAGGAAAAAGAAAAAATTAAAGTAAGATACGAAAACAAAAGTGCTGACAAGAAAAAATTAAAAAGATGGTTCGAAGAAGAAGGAGAATTGATTGATCGAGACTATCATTACAACGAGTTAAATTGGGATAAAGGAAATAATTTTTTAGGTTGGCAGTGTTATGCTGGAATGAAGCACGTCAAGGTAACTCCACCAGGAGACATCTATATAGGAAGTTGTCACGTTGGCGGAAAAAGAGGTAATATATATGAGAAAGACACAATTGACTTGCCAAAGGTTCCTGTAATATGTCCTAAGAACAGATGTACAGATAACACAGATTTAAAAGTACCTAAAATAAAAAATGAAAAATACTATCATCTGATCAAGGACATGATGGAATGGCGAGGTTAAATTATGTTCTGCAAGATACCCTTTCATGGATTAAATTTACGTAATGACGGCACAATAAGAACCTGTTGTAGTTCTATTGGCCAGATGCAGGGTATACTAAATGACGACAACAAGCCTATCAATATAACCGACTCTGATAGTCTAAACACGGCGTTCAACAGTAAAGAATTAAAATCATTAAGAATAGCCATGCTTAAAAATGATGAAGAGGGATATAAGAATCACTGTAAGCATTGTATACATCAAGAGTCTTTAGGCATTAATTCTGTAAGAACAAAACACAATAAGTTTTATAGGGACAGTAATCCTTTGGTCAACGATGACGGCAGTATGGACGCAGATAATTTAAAAATGTTAGATGTAAGACTCGATACAGTGTGTGATCAGGCTTGTATTATGTGTGGCCCTTACAGTAGCACCATGTGGGAAAAAGAAATCAAAAAAGATATCAACAAATGGTCAGGTAAAGTTGTTGATGAGTTCAATTGGGTACAGAAGTATAACAAAAATACCCTTACTCCTGAACATCTTTTTGACAAATTGCCTAATCTTAATCAAATAGAATTCAGAGGTGGCGAACCATTGGTAGATAAAAAAGTCATCCAACTTATAGATTATATGATTGATAAAGATTACGCAAAAAACATATACCTAAGTTTAGTTACAAATACGCAAAGTGCATCAAAAGATATTGTAAAGAAACTCAAAAAATTTAAGGGAGGTATTATCAGATGTAGTGTTGATGCAATAGGTAAAAAAAATGAGTACCACAGATATCATAGCAAATGGAACAAGATTGAACAAGGATTAACGAATTTATCAGATCTTGTACCAGCCAAGGAAGACAAACTGTCAACACTAGAAAGATTTCATGATAGGTGGTTGTTGATTATATTACCCACTATGACTACATACAATACTTTGCAATGGAAAGAGTATTTTGAATACTTTGATGACTTTTTTGAAAAAAACAATATGAGAGCCTTAATTGCATTGAACAGCATCAAAGATAGGCCAGAAATGTTTCATACCATTGTTGATTACGAAGCACGTATTAAACACGTGCAGGAACTAAAAGATTTACAAGGCAAACTTAAAATGCACCAATGGACTGACGGGTTCGGCCAACGTAATCTATCATACTTTAATAAACTTATGAAGGCTTTATCTAGACCACAGGAAAAAAATTCTACAGAATTAGTTGAAAAGTTTTTAAAATGGTGTTATACTATAGAAATAAACAGAGAACAGAAAGTTTATGATTATTTTCCAGAACTTAAAATTTTGGAAAAACAAAGAGCATTATATGAATGATTTGAAATGGAGTAACTATGATTTTACTAAAATCCCTTATGATGAGATTGTCAAAGTCGGACAAAGGACGCTCTTATACAGAGATCTGTTTACTGTCAGTTGGCTTCTTGGTCGCTTTTGCAACTATCGTTGCAGTTATTGTTGGCCATACGCCAGATCAGATAAAAAAGATCACAGGCCAACAGAGTTATGTCTTTCTACGATCGATGAGATAAAGAGACAAGCACGTGGAAATGGTTTTAACAGTTTTCATTTTTCTCTCAGCGGTGGCGAGCCTACCTTTCACCCTGGCTACTTGGCCATTCTCGACCATCTCGGTGATGATGTTAGCAATACTAATTACACTTCTGTTCACATGACAAGCAACTGCTCCAGAAACATGAAATGGTTTGAAGAATATGTCAAAAAAGTCGCACCGTTCCATAGAGCCAGTATTACGGCCTCATACCATAGGGAACACGTTAACACACAAGAAAAAAGAGAACAGTTCGCAGACAAGTTATGCTTCGTCCAAGAACATGACGTACAAGTCACAATCAACCAAGTTATGGTTCCAGAATGGTTCGATGAACTATATGAGGAATCATTATATTTCCACAACAGAGGTATTAACGTTACGCTCAAACCTCAATCGGATCCAACAGCGTCGAGAGTTGTTGAAGGGTACTCGAAGGAGATGCTTGACAAGTTATACAATGGAATGCCTCAGCGAGGATTCACAGAAGTCAAAAACAAATATGTCAGCAGACCCAAACCTCAGTTCCAATTACCTCCTACCACTGTTAGCAAAAACATGGAGAAGGTTCCTGCACACTTTCAGGTAGAATTTGAGGACAATAAAGGAAAAAAATGGTATATGGATCAAGCAGAAAGATTTAACGCATTTAACTTTAATAGATTCAAAGGATGGAACTGTAATTCGGGTTATCAAGGAATAATAATACGAGAGCCTGATGGTTCAATAAAAAGATCGTATAGTTGCGATGACAAACCCTTGGGTAATATAGAAACAGGATTTAAATTATTTGATAAACCTCAGATGTGTATTACAAAATCATGCGTATCTAGTGCTGACAGTAAGATTCCAAAGGAAAAAGTAAATGGCATCAATCTATAGCAATGGCGTCTTTGACAACAAGCCTAATTGGTTCCATTGGGAAGTAAATGGAGTAAAATGGGGCAATCTAGCAGATGTGGTTAAGTCGGGACAAGAAATAACTGATTGTAGTTTTTATGCCCAACAGTTACCTAAGGATGTTGATGACCTAAGGACAGAATCGGAGAGATACATAGATTCTATTATTAAGTCTTGCGGCTACAAAAAATTTGCAGTGTTGTTAAGTGGTCTAGATAGTGAAATTATTGCAAGGTATCTTTGCAAATTGAAACTAGATGTGGAGTTTTGGTATTGCAAATTTTGGTTTGAAACTGATGACAATTTAAATTTAGTAAAAGATATTGCCAAAGAATTGGATAGGAAACTCCATGTCGTGGAGTGGGATTGGTACAAAGACAGAAATAAAATGTTCCAGGCGGCACTTGACCACCTGCAACCATGCACTGTAAAGAACACACACGGAAACACAGTTGAACATATACCTCAAGATAGATACGTTTTTATTGGATCCAGAAATATAGAAATATATTTTAATGCACGTTATCTAAAACAAATAGCAGAAGAAGGTGGACATAAAAATTTTCACAAACCTGGGAGAAAATGTTTCATAGACACTAGACAATTTTCTCCCAGGACTGCTTTGCAAAAGTTAGAAAGACACGGAACATCTATATTCTGGAACAATGATGCCAGATGTGCTAGTAGTATTTTCAGAGACAAAAGATTTATAGTGTACGATTCTGGTGATGCCGCGGGAGATATGCATGACAAGGATATATTTTACGAACTATGGCCAGACTGCAAGTTCAAAGATAAAACTGACCCCTGGGTGGGAGGCAACATGAAATACACCTGGGAGAATAAATTTCCCGGATATAGAAAAAGCAGAGAAAAAGCGTGTGTAGAAATGCAGAGACGTTATATGCAAATGAAGTATGGGCAAGTAAAAAGTGTTTGTGGACACGTACAGGTGCCAACCTACGATAACCTTTGGGTATTTGGCGACCTGATGAATATAGATGAAATACTATAATGACTAAATTTATACATAAAAATGAAGTGGTATTAGAAACAAATCATACGTCACCGCACGAGATTGAAATTGACGAATATGATATTGATACCAGTAATTGGTTTTTCTTAAAAAATAATATTAAAATATATGATAGAATGGAAGGAGTACACCAAAAAGATAATGTTGAATTTGTGTTAGTTGAGAATTCAAAAACAGATGAAAAAATTAGAACACTTGTAGAAGCAAACTTACAAAACATGGTGCCATGGGCACCTGTGGTACGTAAACCAAGCAATCACAGACACCAAATTATTGTTCATGATAATGTGTTGTTGCCCAAGGACTGGTTCCTCGAAATATATCATGAAATTAAAACTGCAAAACAAAAAATTAAAATTATAGCAAAAGATCTCGCTGAAGTTACCATATTGCAAGATATTAGGCAGGCCGATACATGGATGGACACATTCAATAAATGTTTTCCATTCAACAATGAAAGATTGTTTAACACCTTTATTGATCAAACAAAAGAACCAATAGATACTTTCATAGGAGTGGCAAGTGGCTTCAAACCTTTTTTATTTTTAAAAAATATAGGTTATACCCCCAATACCAAGATGTATTTGTTTGATACAAATAAAGATATGTTGGATCTCAAAAAATGGACATACGAAGATTGGAATGGCGAAAAGGATTCTTATATTAATCGAATTGAAGGCATCGATTGTGTAAAACAAAATTACAATAAAATGTGGAGCAGGGATTTTTCTATGTTCGGACATGACATGAAAGCGGACCTAGCCGAAATGTTTTTCTATATAAAACCTAAACTCATAAACGATAGCATCACAAATTTTAAAGACTATGTTGAACCAGTTGGTAAAACTGTGATCTGGTGGGACGGAGTATTCAAATATCCTCCCTACTTCTACAACAAAACTAAAAAACACATAGATAATGAATTCGAGCAATTCTTACAATGCATAGAAAAAATGGACAAAAACTGCATTTGCTACGGTAATGACCCGTGGAAATACAGTTATAATAATGTGCAAATAGATGTGCTTCGATCTAAATTATATAAATAACAGCAAATATAACGTTATATTTAAAAGGAATAAAACCATGGCAACAATACAGCATAAAGTAAGTTACACAAGAGCGAATGCAGAAACACCATTCTTTCATGCTTATGAAGGAAAGTCAACAGACATGAGTGCTTTGAGTACGCATATAAAAACTAACTTTGAAGATACTGCTAAAACTAGCAAGGTAATAACTACTACTTCTTCAGATTTTCTTACTCACACGGTCACAAGAAGATTTAAAGACGAAGCAACTTTAAATGAGTTCTTGGAAGACGCTACTGTGAGTGCTTTTATCACTGAAAGAAACAATTATTGCAATGCTAATGGTATCACTAAAGATATCGAAGTATCTCAACAAGACGACTTAACTTTTTAAGACGTTTTGTAATCACAGTTCATACCACCAATAAATATTGGTATGAAGCATAGAATTTATCTGGACGAGATTCCAGAACAGCACACGATACAAACTTACATTCGTGAGTCAACAGATTGGTTAGAACAAAGATCAAAAGTTGACTCACGTTTTTCTTACGACAATACTAAAATTTGGAAAGTTACGGGTCTTGATCTAGATCTGGAAAAACTTAAAGTCTCTGCTTATGAGTCGTTTGACAAATATGGATCGGGCAAAGGACAAGGATACATTTTCATCACAAAGGAAAATCAGGAAGGCATTCCAACTGAAGGTGTAGATGTTTACACTGCCATGAGCACAGTGTACAATCAAGACCACATAGAGAAACTTGATCCAAACAAAAGCACACTAGGATCTAGGACTAGGAGTAAGCAACAGTATTACAGAGGCGGCAAAAATAAAGAATCTGATAAACCAAATTTGCCAAGTGTTTTAAGAAACTCATATTACGATTCTTGGGCATTCACAAAAACAACACCTGCTTTGTCGCACGGAGAACTAGGTAAACTTTCAAGCAATACTTTAAGAAGAAGCCAAATACGTGGCAGGATGGGTATGAGTAATGCCAAAAATTATACATATGATAAATTTAAGTTTGATGGCAATTATAGTGTGAATCAAAGTTGGCACAGAGACGAACCTGTATATGAAAATTTAAGAATAATGATTCCTATCAACACCTCAGAAGAATTTAGATTAGGAATAAAAGGCAGAGCAGAAGATATAAATCTTGATCCTGGAAGTGCCTATATATTAGATACTCATAATGTTCACAGGGTATATCCAGTGAAGCATGGAACAAATACCAGAATTACAGTAATATATGGTACAAGTCCATGGTTTGATTATGATGAACAAAATCGATGTTGGACCTCAAATGAATTTTATGGAAAATTACATCCTTTCGAAATGTTAAAGGAACACTATTTCAATGCAGATGTAGATGTAGAAGTGATATGATAAAAGACTTTATAAAACAAAATGATTTTGTGAAAGAATATTCATTAGAAAATTATTCGGATTACGAACAAGTTATTCGAAACAAGGTTGGATATATCAAAGTAAATTTAGATTTTCCCGCTTTACTTTTTATGGATGAATGTATAAGTTTGTTTGACAAGAGAAAACCGTTCACATACACAAGACACCAGGAACTGCCAGATGCTCCAGGATGGGCCGGTGTTATTTTAGCAGATAACGGCAAACCGAGGGCAACACCAATGTCAGAAGCACCTAAGTTAGTTGAATGGTTCAAGAGCCACGAATGTTTTGACTTTTCAGACAAAGATAAAACCAGGATACACATACACTACCTAGAACCAAAGTCATTTATACCTATACACCAAGATTACGAAAATGATATGTGTAATGGTTTAAATTTTGCTATAACACAACCGGCAGGCTGTAAATTTTATGTTGAGGATTACGGAGTGATACCTTTTAGTCAACCGGGAGATGTTTATCTATGCCAGATAGGCAAAAGACATTGTGTATATAATGATAGCGATGAAATAAGAATTCATATATTGCCAAAAGGTCCCTACCTTGACAAACAAAAAATTCTTAAGTATATAAACCCTTAATCCAATTGATTTCATCATCATCGACTTGACTTGGTTTTTGATTTTTAAATATTTCCGTTATATTAGTTTCATTCTTAATTGCACTGTCTTGTTTGCAAAACGAATTCAAAATTATTGCGATTTGTTGCGGTGAAAACTTAATCTTATAAGGTAAAGGCCTAAATGAAGATTGAAATAAATCATCAAGTACTAAAATTTTTTGTGTCTTAATTTTGTAGTTGTTTAATGCATCTGCATTTACAACAATTAAATTTATTTTTGAATTAGTACGCAACTCAAAAAATACTTTATCTTTTAACGCACTGTTTTTTGGATATTCACAATCAGCACTTGCTACTATGCAGTCTATAAAATGATCATAGACGTAGTCCAAAAAGTGTCTTGCACTTTCTTTGTTCTTACATAACACAATGTTTTTAATTGGTGTTATATTTGCTATATGCTGGTATTCCAAGTCCACTTTTTGCATACTCCCATGGTATAGTTGTCATCTCAGGCCACAATAGCCTGTAGATATTTTTGTCTTTATTACTAATAAATTTTATACTACTTGTCCAATTAACGCAAGAATTAATAAATTTAAAGTCCGTGTATGGATGAATCCATTTCAATTCCTTGTCTTGATTGTAAGCAAACACTCTAAAAGCACTTTCTTCTTTTAATCTACAGAACAAAAGTTTGTTTATATCATCTGGATGCTTATTATTTCTTAATTGTGCTTCAAAATATTCATAACACCTTTTATATTCTTCTGGTGAATTCAGGTACTTTAAAGCATCGGGTTTTGTACTTCCAATACGTCTGTGACTCCCACATATGTTAACAGCAAACTTTGCCATTGCTTCTATGTTAAATCCTTTTTGTGCAAAGTATTGCAATACGTATCTACTTTGCATATTGCCAACTCCAACCTCACCACTCCAACATAGATGATCGGATATACCTAAATCAAATATTGCTTTTCTTTTTGCAGAGTAAGTGTTCTCGATCCAATGGCTAAAAAAGTGTTCGTTTGTGTCTTCGTCAAATATTTGTCCACTGTACTCTATTGGTACAAACTGCACATCAATTTGTAGTTGGCTCGCTATTCGGGTTACAGGTTCTTTTTCGTGTTGTTTTGCTTTAGGTGACCACAAACTAATAAATTTAAATTTTTTTTCTAACCCTAGTTTTTTGATGATGTGAGCAAGGGTAGTTGAATCTTTTCCACCACTCAGGAACAACACATTTTTTTCAGCAACATTTTTTTGAATTAAATTTTCAAAATGTGTTTTGATTCCTTCTATAGAATTGGTTGACAACTTGTCATCTATCAGGGTCTCCTGTTCTATAATTTTTGTCTCACCATTTTTTATATGAATCATTGCGTCGGTGGGTACTCGTTTGATATTTGAATATGGAGTTTTGAGACTGACAGTAAATCCACCCATCATTTTCCTTTCATTAAAAAACGAATCATCTCTTTCTAAATTATTTGTTCGTTTAACTAGATCATGGTAAAACCAGTCATAGTCATTGTCGGTAAACCATATTGGATATGAAGAGAAATGATCGCTTATGTAATAACGTTCGTTGTCACTTAAAATCACCACACAACCATAGTTTCCTCGCGGTTTAACGCCTGTACACACGTCTTTAATGAAGTCTGGGGTGTTTGATGGCAGATCACCTCTCCATAGCACTGTAACCCCGTTATATTGGGTTTTATTGATCATAATGTTTTAAGTACGTAGCAGTTTGGTCCAAACTCTACGCCTTCATCAAAGAAATCACCTTGCTTGACATAACCAAATTTTTCATAGGCTGGTAAAGCGGCTTTTCTTGGTAAACTCCATATTGCAGAACATTTTTCTTTTTTTGCAACATCTTCAACTGCACCAAATAAAAGTTTGCTTATTCCTCTGCCTCTAGCATTTGGATCTACCCAAATACCTCGTGATCTGTANAGAATATCTTTTGTTCTGTGTCCACTGTTTACCCCAATAAGTTCTTTGTCCNTCGAAGACACCAAAAAAAGTAGGAGTGTATTTNTGATAAATGTCCATGTCAAATCCTCCGAGGTATTGCATTGAACTCATTTCTTTTATAGGAGTTTGCCTATTTGCCCACAGTTTAGTGGTCCATATTTCTTTTATATCTTTGAATCTAATTTGTTTTACTTGCATCATTTTTCTCGAAAGTGTTTGCAGACTGCTTTATAATTTTCATTTGTAAGCGGAATATTTAAAACACACTGCATAGATCCTTCGACAAAACTGAATACTGAATGTAATTTTCTTGTGTTAATAACATATGGTCTGCCAATCTCCATATGTATTCTTTGGTCTTCGAGTAGGAATACCATGTCCTTGGACGTGCATTTGTCCAACATAACAAGCACTCTAAAAGAACTTACCTCAGATATCTTTCCGTCTCTGTGTGGTGGGAAAAATCCGCCTTTCCGTAATTTTAATATGTGACTTCTGCCCATCGTGTGAAACATATCAAGCAATGGATGTAGGGTTTTGCATTCATTTGCAACACTTGTTCTAGTGGCAAAATCTGCTTCTTTGTAATTTGTTCCGTTCTCTAAATTGTATTCTCTTAAACTATCTAAATTGATGCCAGACATCTCGCCATTCAAACTTGTCAGCGCCAAAGCATCTCTGCCAAAATCTTTTCTTGGATTGTATTGTTTCCAATCGTTCTTGAATTGATCTAATTCTTGATTTAATGTTTTAACATTAATAGTAAAGTCCAGGGGCACTATGTCCCCTAGACTTNTTAGGTGTAGATAAAGGTTTGAATCAACCTTTGCCATTTATTTTGCCTTCGACTCAACATATACAGCAGTCGACCATTGCATTTTTTCTGATGCAAAGTCTACTAATGCTTTCAGTGAATCTTTTGTTACGTAACTGTAAAGGCTATCAAGAACTTTGTGAGCATCTTTTCCAAAGTACATAGGATATTTTCCTAATTTACTTTCAAGATATTCTCTGCTCTCCTTGTTCTTCATCATATTTTGAAAAGCCTCTGTCACTTCTTTTGTGTTTGCCCCTTTGTGCATATACAAACCTTTTTGCATACCTTCTCTCCACACAGTCGCTAAAACATATGCGTCATAGATATCTCCACTTGGCGTCTTGCCAAATGTTTCTTCGTAAAGTTTTGTCATGCTAGGTGTATCAGGCCAGTTTGGATCTTCCTCAAAACCTTTCATGGTGAATAATCCGTGGTTGAACAATCTTACTGCTTCGCCACTTTCCACCATTGGTAGTGTATTCTTGATGTGTCTTGATACTGGTTCTCTAATATAATTGAACTCACCTCTCAACCATGCCTGTTTTGCCTCGCCTGGACTCATCTTCCTAATAAAGTTGATGTTGTCCCAACCTTTAAGTACTGCCCATGCTAGGGTTTCTGGTACACATCCGCCACAATCAGCAAGACTTAATTTTTCTTTTTGCCAATCAAAGCCTTTCTTAATTGTAGTTGTGATGTTGTATGGTTGAATTAAAACTGGATCCCAATCATAGAAACTCCATTGTACATCTTCAATCAGCCAAGCATCAGCATTACCGCCNTGTGCCAGTACTATTGTTTTCTTGTCGTTTTTGTATTTGGTGTTGAACGTGTTTAATCCTAGGTTACCTTTTGCACCCTTGATGTGTTCAACAATAATCTTTTCGCCAAGATATTTTTCAAGTTCTGCGGCCACTGTCTGTCCCCANATACTTGTTCCAGTTCCTTGCGGACTTGGAATTATCAATCTATAATCTGCCATAGCACTTCCCATCAACATTAATGTTGATACTACTATTGCAGAAAACATACTGAACATTTTCTTCATGTTGTTTTCTCCTTGTGTTTAACATTATTATTAATATACCTAATCCCATAAAATATTGCAAGACAAATTATTATTACCAAACCAATAAAAATTGGTCTTTCTATAAGCGTCTTAACATTATACAATCCAATGGTCTGATATGTCAATGATTCTATCTTATCAAATAGGATAAAACCTAATAACATCGCAGGCCTATTGACTGACAGTGATTTGGAAAGTAGGCCAATTACTGTGCAAAACAATAAGATTAGTATGTCATTGTATGTATGGCTCACTTGATAGCATGACCACATAATTAGGGCCGCTATAATGAAAGCATACATTCTAGTAGGAACTTTTAAAATATATGTAATTGGNCTGGCCAATAACAAACATAATATTCCCACTAGTATCGTGCCGCCAATGTACCCCACGGCAAGAAATTCATAAAACTTTGTGTCGCTCTGTAATTCTACAGAACCTAGATTAAAATTCAAAAGATAAAATATGGCCAATATGACTGCGGCAAAGGGTGTGCCTGGTATTCCAAAAACCACAGTAGGAACGAAACTAGATGCGTGTACAGAATTGTTTGCACCTTCTGGTCCAATTACACCTTTAATGTTTCCATTACCAAACTCTTCATCTTTATTATGAGCCTTTGCTTGAGCATAACCTAACCAGTCTGCCACTATACCGTGTACTCCTGGTAATGCTCCAACTATTGCACCAATGGCTCCTCCTCGGAAACTGATGTACCAATTTTTAAGGGTAACTTTAATTCCGTCTGTCACCTGTTTGAAATCACCTTGTATTTTTTGTAATTTGCTTTTGCCTACTACCATATCCAGTATTTCAGGCATAGCAAACAATCCTGCCGCCATTATCATAATGTTAATTCCGTCTTCAAGATATTGCCAACCAAAAGTTAGTCTTGGTCCATAGTTTTCGTCTATTCCTATGTATCCTAGTACAAGTCCTATAATCAAACCAACAAAACCTAGCATTATTTTATTCTGTGTCAAAAATATTACACATACAAAGGCCAGTATATTAAGAGCAAGTAGTTCAGGTATGCCAAATAACAAAAGGAGTTTGGCATATACAGGCATCAATAAGAAAACTAGACTGCCCCAGAACAAACCATTAAGTGTACTAGAAGTAAAAGCGGCCGACAAGGCGTAAGTTGCCTTTCCTTGTTTGGCTAGTGGATAACCATCAAGTACTGTGGCGGCGCTGGAACTAGAGCCAGGAATACCCAATAAGATAGAACTCCAGGTGTCTCCAGTGGTGCAGGCCGCAACCATTCCTGTATAAAAAATAATTGCCAGATAAGGGTCTTGGTAAAAATATGGTATAAAAGAAAAACTAGTTAGAAGTGCAGTGCTGGGTCCAGCAGTTGGGATAATACCTAATAAAAGGCCCCACAATACTCCGGCGAGTAATATNAATAATATTTCCATCTTCTCGTTTCGTTAAACGGTTTGGAAAGTAGGCCAAACTCTGATTATTGTCAGTGTAACAGTTGTATTTATGCGTATAGAACCAATTATTTTATATTTGTGATAATATTGTCATATAAATATGTTTAATTAAAACAAAGGAAACGTCTTTATGTTTAAATGGATAAAATCACTGATACAAAAAATCAAAAATCATATTGCCCTAAAAAAGCAGATTAAAGAACTAAAGAAAAAAGATCCTTTCATTTACAAGTAAAAAAAATGAAAGTACTAGTAGCGGGTAATAAAGACTACGGAGTCGCAAAAAGCATTTACAAACTATTTCCATATGCGGAATTTGTAAGTAGGTCTAATGGTGACTGGGATCTAAGCAAATATCAAGCACAGAGAGACCTAGCGAAGAAAAGTTTAGACTTCGATGTGTTTATTAGTGTTAGTACAATTTGGAAATTTCACCAAACCACATTAGTTCAAGAAGTATCTAAGGCCTGGGAAGAATCAAATCATAAAGGATATATGATTGTATTTGGATCTAGTGCTGATACACCTGTAAAAGCATCAACGTGGATGTATCCAACAGAAAAAAAGGCCCTAAGAGCATATTGTAGACAAATAAGTCAAAAGTCTTCTGGCGATCAACCATGGCCAATCAAGATGACTTATATTGCACCTGGACATATTCATACTCCAAAACAAGACGAAAAGCACCCAACAAGGAAAAAATTAGATTGTGATTATATCGCAAGTGTTGTAAAATGGTTATTGTCACAACCAGATGATGTAAACATAAGTGAAATCTGTTTTGATAGGAAAGTATAATATGAGAATATTAGGAATCAATTGCATGAATCATGATGCCGCAATGGCAGTGGTCGACGGAAGTGAAATAATCTGGGCCGCTCATGCTGAACGTTATTCAAAAATAAAAAATGATCATCACCTTAATTGGTCTATAGTAAACGAAGCAAAAAAATACGGTCCTTTTGACAAAGTTGTTTACTATGAAAAACCATTGCTTAAAAAAACAAGACAACTTTACGCAGGCCAGTATGACCTTGCTTTTGATTATACAGAAATGCCTCAAAGACACTGCGGTATTTTTAATATCGAAATAGACGAGTTTGTATTGCACCATGACAGTCATGCAGGTGCGGGTTACTTTACATCTCCTTTTGATGAAGCAGTGGTTTTAACAGTTGATGCAATTGGAGAATGGGACACAATCTCTATCTCAATGGCGAAAGGTAATAACATTCAAAGAAAAGAAACCATAAGATATCCTCATAGTCTAGGAATTTTATATTCAGCATTTACTCATAGATGCGGACTAAAGCCTGCCGAAGAAGAATATATTTTAATGGGCATGGCGGCATACGGTCAACCTATCTATAAAGATGAGATATACGACGAATTTGTTAGACAAAATCCATTTGAACTTAAGAAAAATTTACACAGAGGTCTAGGCGATTGGCATCCAGAGGCAGACGTAATGGATATTGCGGCATCGATACAATCAGTCACTGAAGAATGTCTTGCCACATTATGGGCAAAGGCATCAAATTATCTCTCACCATCTGCATCTTTAGGTAAGCAAAGGAATTTAGTATATGCAGGCGGCGTTGCATTAAATTGTGCCGCTAACAGGACACTTGCTAATTTAGGTTTATTTGACAATATTTGGATAATACCAAATCCCGGAGATGCCGGAAGTTCTCTAGGATGTATTGCGGCACATGAAAAGAAACATCTTAATTGGAAAAATCCATTCCTGGGTTATAATATAGAAGGCGAATATCCAATAGATAAAATTATAAAAGAATTGAAAGAAAATAAAATGTGTGGTGTTGCAAATGGAAGAGCAGAATTTGGACCTAGAGCACTTGGTAATAGATCATTGTTGGCCGATCCACGTGGTAACGAAATAAAGGATTTGGTAAACAGCATAAAGAAAAGACAGAAGTTTAGACCATTCGCACCTGCCATATTAGAAGAGGATGTAAACGAATATTTTACACTGCCTAAAGGCGTAAAAAATACCCCTTATATGCAATATACAGCGGCGTGTACGCATGGTAAAGACTTTCCTGCCATAATACACTATGATAATACAAGTCGTGTGCAAACGGTGTCTAAAAGCGATAACCAAGGTTTCTATGAATTGTTAAAGGAATGGAAATCACAAACAGGATGTCCAATACTTTTAAACACTAGTCTTAATATTAAAGGACAGCCTATAGTAAATGATATCAAAGATGGTAAAGCGTTTGCTGAANGATATGGAGTAAAAGTATTTTAATGAATATATTATTAACAGGACATAAAGGCTTTATAGGATCAAATCTTTTACAAGTATTAAGCAATGATACCTCTATTGATAAAATTTATACAATAGATAAAAAAGACGGACAGGATTTATTAGATTGTAAATTAGATCATGACGTGGACTTGGTAATACATCTAGCAGGACTATCTGGAGTACGAGATAGCCTAGACAGACCAAATGAATATTGGAAAAATAATGTCATGGCGGGATTGAGATTGTTCACTACTTTTCAAAACAAAAGAATTATATACGCTAGTTCATCAACAGCGGTCGAGCCAGATAAAAATCCATATGCTTTAAGTAAAAAAACTCTAGAAAAACTTGCTCCTTTTAACAGTGTTGGACTCAGGTTCACAACTGTATATGGTCCTAATGCAAGAGAGTCAATGCTTATACCTATGATATGCAATGGTGCAGTGAAGTACATTAACACTAATCACAGTAGAGATTTTATCCATGTTCAAGATGTGTGTGATGCAATCAAAGTGGTGATGCAAAAGCCAATTAAGGGCGTAATCGACATAGGAACAGGAAAGTCACATAAATTATTAGATATCATGGGCAGATTCAATATAAACGGATTTGATAAAAAAATAGGAGGTGACACAGAAAGGCTAGATAATAAAGCAGATATATCTGTTTTAAGACAGTTTGAATGGAAACCTAAGATTGACTTGGAAGATTATTTAATGAAGAAATTATATCCTTTAGCNGAGATGACAATTGGAGATCAAAGATGACAGAATTTATATCACCATTTGGTCCAATGATAATGCACTCTAAATTAAGCGATGAGTGTTTTAATATATTAAGAGCAAATGCCAATGACTCCAGGCATGAAGATTTAGATTTCCGACAAAAACTTTCTGGAAATATCCATTATGAATACAAAATAAATTTCAAAACACTTGAACATAAAAATTTAGTTGTGAATGAACTTCTATCTTTTGCAAAACAGTATGTAAATGCTTGTCGAGAACAATACAGAGTAAAAAGATTTAATGAAGTAAAAGCAAAAAACTTACAAATCATAGATCCTATTTGGGTAAACTTTATGCGAAACGGCGAATGGAATCCTGTCCATTTTCATGCGGGACAAATTAGTTGTGTGACTTACCTATCGATACCACGAGAAATAAATGAGGAAAATAAAGTTGATCCT